ATGTTACTGGTGCAGCATATCCTTACCATAGGTCAACAGCCCCGTTATAGCTGTGCGCAGGCGATCCGCTTTATTGTCCAGCAAGCGAAAACCGGCCTGTTGCCCGAGAGCAACGCCCAGGTGGCACATGTCGCCAATGCCAAGAAAGGCCAGCGCCGTCAACTCAGCGAAATCACCCTCACGCGCTGGCTGGCCGACTACAAAAAAGCCGCCTCCCCTGCCGAATGCCTGATAGTGCTGGCTACGGGCAAGCGCGAGGTGGTTAAACTGGAGCACATCGCCTGGTTACATAACTATCTGGCGCACTATCGCAAACCGAACGGATGCGGCATAAAAGAGGCCTATGCGGATTTTTGCGCCGAATGGCAACAGCGCTATTCGGATGAACCGCTGATGTTAGCCGCGCAGCCTTCCTATGATGCGGTGCTCTATGCAATCGAGAAACTCCCCGAAACCTTGAAACAGCGCGGGCGCAAGACCGGCAGTGAATATCGCCAGCTGGAAAGGTTTATTCGCCGCGACTGGACCAGTTTACCGGTTAACTACGTCTGTATTGGGGACGGTCACGGCATGAAGATGAAAGTTGCCCATCCCGAGCACGGCCAGCCCTTTTCGCCGTAAGTGACCTTTATTATCGATAGCGGCTGCCGTTATATCACCGGCTGGAGCCTCTCGCTCTCCGAGAACGTGATCGCCGTCACCAATGCCCTGCAGTATGGCATTGCCACCCACGGCAATGCCGTTTCTCTATTATTCGGATAATGGCAGCGGTGAAACCAACAACACGCTCGATGCAGATATTACCGGTATTTTAACTCGCCTGAATATTGAACATCCGACCGGCATTCCCGGCAACCCGCAAGGGAGCGGCATTATCGAACGGCTTAACCGCACCTTGCCGATGCACATTGCCCGCCATTTTGCTACCTACTACGGCACCGGCGCTGACCGGGAAACCGTGCGCAAGACCGGCAAGGCGCTTAAATCGGCATTGAACACCCAATCAAAGGGCGGTGAGCCGACTATAGCCCAGCAAACCACGCTGCGCAAGCTGCCCTCCTGGGAGATGCTGATTGATGAAATCAAGGCCGGGGTGGAGTGGTACAACGCCCGCCCGCACAGTGAATTACCCAAACGTCTCGATGGTCAGCATTACAGTCCGGCCGAGTTTCGTCGCTGGAAGCTGGAAAACTAAGCCACCAAGCTAGAATGGCTAACGCAGTTTGAGCTACGCGACCTGTTTATGCCGCAGACCGAGCGTACCGTCAGTCGCTGTGAAATCCGTTTCCTCAACAACATTTACTATGCTGCCAAACTGGCAGATGAGCACAGACACAAGGTGCTGGTGAGCTACGACATTCACGATGCCAACAAGGTGATCGTGCGCCGCATGGATGGCTCCTACCTCTGTGAAGCGGTCTGGGATGGCAACAAGCGCCAGGCCTTCCCTGTGACGGCGGAATATAACAACCGCCAGCAGCGTATCAAGGGGATGCCCAAACGGAGCGAAGAAAAAGTGGCGTTGGCCAAGGCAGAAAACACCGTCACCCTGCCCACAGTGGCGGAAGACGACTGGTTGCCTGGCAATGTTTACCGCCCGTTGGGAAATGCTGTGGTGAAACAGGCGGTGGAGTGTGAAGTTTAGGCGTATGATAGGGATACCGAAGGGGCCTTACAGCGTGGGCTGGCTCTACTTGAAGCCCGGCAGGATGCAGATCCGCTGTTGTAAAAAAGCCATCTGGTCTGCTAACCGAATGGCTTATCGGACAATAAAAGCACTTTCTATCAACAAAGAAATATGATTACCCAAAACAATGATCTTATCAAGACGTTGCATTAACTGATTGATTCAGGTCAGGTAACCCAGGCGCAGATGGCGCGCGAGACCGGGCAGTCAGGGGTGGTGATATCCAACTTTATCAAGGGGAGTTACACCGGAAATAATCAGCGTGTCGGTGACCTATTAACCCGCCGGCTGACGGATTATCAGCAAAAAAAAAGACCTTGCCCGCGCCGCCGCAGTTTGTGGAGAGGGCCACCGTTAGGGAGATATGGGCGGTGTTCCAGTTTGTCCGGCTCGCGCCTTGCATGAATGTGATTGTCGGGCTGCTGGGGGTGGGCAAAACCTTTGCTGCCCGTCAGTACTGCCAGCATGCTAATACCTGGATGGTGACCCTTTCCCCAGGTCAGCTCCAGCATCACCGAGTGTCTGCTGAAGCTGGCGGAAGCGCTGGGCCTTAGCGACCAGCCCAGAAACAAAGGGACGCTGGTGCGTACAATTAGGCGGCAGCTGAACGGCACGAATAGGCTGGTGATTGTCGATTAGGCTGACCACCTGGGCATTGACGGGCTGTAGCAGCTGCGCGCCATTCAGGATGCGACCGGTGTCGGTATGGTACTGATTGGTAACCCGCGCAGCCTGTAGAAATCGGCCCGCTCAACCCAGAGGCGGATGATCTGGCTCGGCTGTACAGCCGTCTTGCCCGCTCCAAACGGTTGTTAAATGCCAAAAAAGCGGATGTGGCCGCGATTGCTGCCGCCTAGAGCATTACCGGCAAAAGTGAGCTGACGCTGGTACAGGCCATTGCCCAGAAAGCCGGTGCCTTGTGGGTGTTATCGCACACCCCGCGCCAGGCGTGGCTGATGGCCAGTGGTGATCCACTGGCCAAACTGGGAGAAATACATCAATGCGGCGTTCAGGAAAGTGTATACCGATATCGACCTGTCCGCCGCAGAGTACGGCGTCAATTATGGGGCTACTAAAGGTAATGTGACGCTGACCAGCTTTGAAGGCGAGCGCCGTGTGCGCAGAGCGGTGGATGAGCACCGTATTTTGATGAGCGTATTCAGGTCGCAAAAGAAAAAATAGAGGCCTGTATTACTAAATGGTTAGGCGGTGCCGATGCCAAATTGATGGCGCTGGTCAACCGCGCTTTTAATGTCAATAAACAGAGCTACATTGATATCAATAGCATGCTATCACTACGAGACCTTGATATTGATGATGAAGACTGGCAAGAGGCTATGCGCGCGGTGACGGACTCAATAAAAGTCAGCGGGTCGACCCGTTATATTCGTTTTTATCAACGGGAGGGGAACAAAGAATATACAAAATTGCTGCTCGATATCTCCAGACTGTAATGCCTTTTTAATCGATTGTTTTAAATCCGGCGCGTGCGCCAGGGCTTCCTGCGCGCAAAATTTAGCCGAGGACAGAGTATGTTAGTGAATGAACAGTCTATTTATGATGCCACCCTGGCGCGCTGGGGCCATGACCGGCAAATGTTAAAAACCATTGATGCCTGCGGCCAACTGGCCGGGGGCTATCCCGTTTCCTTATGCATGAGCAGAACGTCGGACAGGTCTGCGCGGCCGCAGTCAAGGTTGACATCATGATTGAACAGCTAAGCGCTGGCGGCATGGGGAAGATAATGGAGGATGAAAAAATCCGCAAATTGCACCGCCTTGCCAGGCGTCTACTGCCGCAAGATCCACCGCAGACGACGGACGCCGCGTTCGCCTCCAACAACCTTATCAACGAGGCGCTAGATGCCGAAGAGCAGGCGTTGGCCCTCTATAACCGTGGCGGTAGCACCGCCGCCGACAAGCGTCTGGCTGCCCGGTTTATCTGTAAGGCGGTCGGGCATTTCTGGCATGCGGCACAGCATTGCATCAGTGAAGCACAGCGTGAAGTAACACCGTCCCCGGAGGTTTCAGTATGAGCAATATTGTGATGAAACAGGTCCTTAAAAAACTGTATCTTATCCCGCGCCTGACCTGTAGTGACCCGGCTCAACGCACGGGATTTAAGCCAGGTGAGCTGATTGATACGCTGCGCCGGGCCGTGCTGGATGGCGCGCTGACAGAGCTTAACGGCTTCTATGCCCTGGGTAGTCCAACCACAAGCCCCCGCCCTGGCCATCCCCGAGTGGAAGGTCGGCTATTGCCCGATTGGGTCGCGCAGCTGGCTACGGGCACAAAAGGTCGTGAGCAGGTTTGCGTGGTGGCAGAAACCCAGTGCTGGGCACAGAAAAAAGACGGCGTGCCCGCCTTTATGCTGGCGTATCTGACACTTTCCCTCCACCCGATGCCGCTGCGCCAGCAGCGGGCAGGATATCAGCGCGCAGGTGCTGCGCTATTTACCCTTTGACCCGCCGCCGGTTGTGAGGAGGTAAGCATGGAATTATTATCTATTCCCGTCGTCCATTGGCCGCCGCATAACCATGATCCTAGCCGGCTAAAGATGTTTATCCATCCCGAGCGGCTGTTCCAGGTATTCGATGAAGGTAACTGCCTTTATCGATTGATGGTCAATCTGCTAGCCCTTGGCGGTAACGGGCGCTGGAAAGACATGATATCTTGGGACAGGCTGCAAGAGATTAAGAATGTGGTCGGTTTTGCCGGGCAGGATGCGGTCGAGGTCTATCCTGCTGCATAGGATGTGGTAAATGTCGCTAATATGCGGCATCTGTGGGTGCTGCCGGAAAAGCTACCTTTTGCCTGGCGGCATAAGCTGTAATGCTGCTAAACAGCAGATAATACGTGGACTGCTCAACACTTATCAAACTCATTCACCTTGCCCGGCTTCAACTCCAGCTTGATGAAGATACTTACCGCTAGCGGCTTGGAAAGGTGTGTAGCATAAAAACCAGCTGCCAGGATATGATCGTACCCGAGCTGGTTAGGTTGCTGGAAGCGTTTAAGAAAAAGGGCTTTAACGTGCGTTCAAAGCTCGCTTTAAGCGGCGTTAAACCCGCTTCACCGGTCGCCAAAATCCTGTTTATCTGGCAGACCATGCACCGCCAGGGGTTTGTACAGTCGAGCGATGAGGTGGCGCTTAATGCCTGGGTAAAGCATACCACGACAAATGAGAACGGCGTCCTGGCCGTGATGCAGCTGGCCTGGCTTAATCAGGATAGTGCGCTGGCCGTCAAGGTGCTTAAAAGCCTCAAGCGCTGGCACCGGCGCTGCATGCTAGCAAAGCTTACGCCGTGTACGCCGGCAGAAAGTTACACCCGTGTCTGCGACCGTTATCAGGCACAGGAATAATCCCCGCGTACAAATCCCGCAGGTCAGACGGGATTTATATCGTTCTCTTGCGCATTTTTAAAATACAACCAAGCTTACGCGCTGTCTGAATGACGTGGCGCCTCTGTTAAAATTTGCTTTACATCCTCTGTGCAATAGCCCTGAGCCTTGATACTTTCACGCTTCCTCTCTGTATGATTATTTCTACTGAACGTTTGTTGTTACGCCGTATCCACGCAATAATAACCGGTAACAAAGAACCTGCTGATGAGGTTGTAACGTCGACATTATTATTTATCCCAAAACGTTTAAAATTCGTCTCGCCTTTACCTGGGGACTGCTGATCATGGCCTGGGCTACTTTAGCGGGGTGTTGCCTGGCTTTCGGTGAATAACGGTGCGGTAGCCACAGACTGTCAAGCGCTACAGAGGACAGAAAAAGCCATTGGGGTGTTTTCTATCAAAAAAGCCGATCATGTTAATCTACAACAATCGTAAAAAAGCGATCGTCTATGAATGCAGAAAAACCGGATTTATTGCAGGATACGCCGCACCTGCATGCCTTGATTGACAGTATGGAGACCGTGGCTGAGGAGACCTTGCAGCGCTAGTAACCCCAGTTGCTGGGCGCTCTGGTGGATGTGATGGACAACGAGCTGCAACGCCAGTGCTTTGACCCCGAACGTGCGCGTCTGCTGGCGCGCAAGCAGGCCGCCGCGCTGGCTGCCTATGCCGGCGGGCGCAATTATTATCTGCCCAAGGGCGATACCGTATTTAACGCATTGCGCGATGATGAGATATTCAGCCGCTGGTTCAAGGGGACTAGCGTCGAGAGCCTGCGCCGCGAATACCGGCTTGGCCAGTAGCAGATTTACTATATTATCGCCATCCAGCGCCAACCCCACGCTCGCCGTACCCAGCCAGACCTCTTCGCTCACTGACCGCGCGACTCTCCAGGACAATAGACTGGCCCCCAGGAGACAGATTGTTAACGGAGCGTAATCCCCTCCCTATCTGTTAACGCCTTATCCTTGTGCGCAATCAGCGCGTTAAGGAGACCGCTATACCCGCTTTGCCCAAACCCCCGCGCAAAAAACTGCTGGCCCTCTCCGGTGCCGGCTAACTAGCGCTGGCCGCCTGCTATAGCGCGTTCTGTGAAGGTTACACCACCCGACCCTATGCCGAAAGTGGCGGCGGGCTCACGGTGTGCTACGGCCATACCGGTGGCGACATCACCCCTCCCGGGGACGACCCAAACGCCGGCGCAGTGTGAGGCTTTGCTGGTAGCGGATATGCGCCAGGCTTTCGCCGTGATTGACCAGCATGTCACTGTGCCGCTATCAGACGCGCATCATGTGGCGCTTGCCGCCTTTATTCACAATGTCGGTGCGGGGGTCTTTGCGCGCTCGACACTGCTAAAGCGCCTCTATGCCGGCGATATCCCGGCGGCCAGCGATGAGCTGCGGCACTGGGTCAAGGTGAATGGTGTGACGCTGAACGTTCTGGTCAATCGGCGCGCCGCCGATGAATGGTTGTGCCGGTACGGACTGCCCACCTCCGATAATAAAGGGTGACGGGCAGTCTGAAAGTTGTATTCACCCTGTGCCTGCTGGCCTCGCTGTTAGGGGTCGGTGGCTGGCTCTGGCAGTGTGAATGCCTGCGGGAAGCCGCGTTCTGTACCCTGAGTCAGGAGCATGTTGCCGCCTGGCAGGCGCTCGCCGAGCAGAGGTGGGCGCAGCAGGTCTTTGATACCCTGTAGCAGACCGTTGAGCATTAAAAACAGCAACAGCGCGGAGAAAGTGAAAAAGGCCGCCAGCAGGTGCGTCAGCGGTTATCGCGGGCCAATTGCGCCCGTGAGTATGTGCCTGGCCCTGTGGCTGACCGGGTGCGCCGCGCCGCCCGTGAAAGTGGTGACGTTGCCGCCGGTGCTGCTCCCTGAGGCATTACTGGCAGCCTGCACAGCTCCGCTGCCGCCTGAGACGTTGACTTTTGAGGCCAACGTGGAGTATTCCCTGAAGCTACTGGCCGTGATCAAGCAGTGCAACGCCGCCAAGGCTGCCGCGCGCCCGGCCGAGCATTACCGACAAGAGCAAACGCATGATTAGTAAACGATGAAGCCAATCAACACACTCCTGCAAGACAATGCGCCGCCGCGCTATTGCGAGGACTGTCGCCACAGGATTGCCCCGTCCCGGCTGGCGGTATTGCCGCAGGCGCGCTGCTGTGTGGCCTGCCAGGCGCGGCTGGAGCATGCCCGTGTGGGTTAATGTGCTGAAGGAGTATATCGCGTCTGCCTTATCGGCAACCGGCACCGCCGGCGCGCTGTTTATGTGGCTGATGCGCCGCTCCTTTGCCGGACGCGAGCAGGTCGAGCACCTTAACACCCGTCTGCTAACGGTAGAAACCCACCTGGGGACCACGCAGTCGGCGCAGACGGTGCATGCCCTGAAAGTGGAAATCACCAAGCTGCCCGGCGATTTGGAAGAAACCCGCGCCAGCTTGCAGGCGGTGACGCATCAGCTGGAGTTGCTGGTGGAAAAAGACCTTTACCGGAGTGACAGATGATTGACGATATTTTGACGCAAGACCAACGCCTGGTGATAGTGCGTTCACTTAATGATTATCACGGCGAATTAAATGAATCGGTATTGCAAGACTGCCTCGACGCCTACGTTCATAAGGTGTCGCGCGACCGCGTGCGCGTATTGCTAGCCTGGCTGGCGGGGCAGGACATGTTGCGACTCAACACCTTGCCCGGCGGCTATCTGGTGGCCCATCTAATCGGGCGCGGGCAGGAGGTCGCCGAGGGTCGCGCAACCGTGCAAGGCGTGAAGAAGCTGCGTCGGCGCTAAGGGGGAAGGGATGGAAAAAGCCACCCGAGGCCGTCCCGCCAAGGTCAAGGCGCTGCCGGAAGATATTCGTAAACGTCTTTTTACGCTGCTGCGGGAAAAGCGCATCACCCAGCTGCAAATTCTGGACGAGGTAAACCGCCTGATTGAGGCGGTCGGGTTACCGCCGGAGCAGAAACTCTCGCGTAGCGCCCTTAAGCGGCTGGCGAGTGAAAACCAGCGCGTGGCGCGGGATTTATGCGAGCTGCGTGAGCAGACCAGCGCCCTGACCGCAGAACTGGGCGAAAAACCCACCGGCGAAACCTCGCGGTTGATTATGTAAATGGCGCGCTCCCTGCTATTCAAGGGCATACGCAAGCACCAGCTTGCCAGTCAGGATAATGACGAGATTGATATTGATTTTTGAAAGAAGCGATGCTGGCCGCCCAGCGCCTGGAGCACACAGCAGAGATGAGTCACAAGCGCGAGGCGGAAAGCCGCCAGGCCTATGCTAAGGAAGCGGCGAATGCCGTCAGTGAAGCGCTACTTGGGCAGGAGGGCATGAGTTACCAGATAGAAAGGCAAAATCCGCGACATTTTGCTGGGTAAAGCTTAATGCATGTTTCAACAGTTTGATTTTTCATGGAAAGAGCGAATACAAACCGCTGAACATCCGTCCCCGATGACCCGATTGACCGACCCACGCAAAATTGACCTGCGCTAGGCCACCCGGGCCTGTGGCGTCGATGTCCCCGAATCACTAGCGTTACCCGAAAATGAACCGGTGTTTTTGCCTTATCAACAATGCTGGTTCCTCGATGACAGCCCGGTGTGCATTGCCGAAAAATCCAGCCGTACCGGCCTGACCTGGTCCGAGGCCGGGCGTAACGTCATCACCGCCAGTAAGTCGCGGTGCGATGGCGGACGAAATGTGTTTTACGTCGGCAGTAAGAAGGAGATCGCGCTGGAATATATTGCCGCCTGCGCGCTGTTTGCCCGCGCCTTTAACCAGCTGGCACAGGCCGATGTTTACGAGTCCCCCTTCTGGGACAGCGAGAAGCACGAGGAGATCCTACTGTACATGATCCGCTTTCCCCACAGCGGCTTTAAAATTTAAGCGTTAAGCTCTCGCCTGTCCAACCTCCGAGGCTTGTAGAGCAACGTAGTGATTGACGAGGCGGAGTTCCATGAATCCCTTGAAGAACTGCTCAAAGCGGCGCTAGCGCTCAATATGTGGGGCGCGCGGGTGCGGTTGATTTCCACCCATAATGGGATCGATAACCCGTTTAATGCCTACATTTAGGACGCCTGCGAAGGGCGCAAGGATTACAGCCCGCACCGCATCACGCTCAATTAGACCATTGGCGAAGGACTGTATCGCCCTATCTGCACGGTCACCGTGCAGGTGTGGTCGCCTGATGCCTAAAAGCGTGGCGCGATAACCCGTATAAAAACGCCCCCAATAGCGAATGTGCCGACGAGGAATACGGCTGCGTGCCGCTTAAGTACGGCGGTGCTTATCTTTCCCGCCCCACTGATTGAGGCGGAGATAGCCCCGGCAGGCTGTGTCCCCCCTCCTGCGCTTTGAAGCACCACCCACGTTTGAACTGTGGAGCGCCGCGTAGCGCGAAGCTGAAGTGAAGGCCTGGTGTCAGGCGCATCTCGAGGCAGTGCTGGCGACGCTTAAGCCGGATTTTCGTTACTGTTTCGGCGAGGACCTTGCCCGCAAGGGCGATATGTCGGTGTTTGTGGTGCTGGCCATCGCCCCGGATTTAAGCAAGCGCGAGGCGCTGCGCGTCGAGCTACGCAACGTGACCTATGACCAGCAAAAGCAGATAATGCTTACTATCCTGACCTGTATGCCGCGTCTAGTGGGGGCCGTCTTTAACGCCACCGGCAACGGCAGCTATCTGGCCGAGGCCGCCCAGCTGCATTTCGGCCTGGACATGGTGGATTGCATCACGCGCTGAGCAAAATGGTATGCCGAATAGATTCCTAAACTTAAAGGTGAGCTGGAAGCGCAAAACCTGACCCTGGCCCGCCATCAGTCCACGCTGGATGATTTGCTGCATATCAAGGTGGTGAACGGTATTCCACAAATTGACAAGGGCCGCAGCAAGAATACGCAGTCAGGCGTTCAGGGTACGCGCCGTCACGGCGACTATGCGGTGGCGCTCTCTATGGCCAACCACGCCGCCGCGCTGGACGGTCTTGTGCTGGATGAGGCGGCCTGTCAGGCATTGCCCGCCCGTATCCGGGCGATGGAGTATGCCGATGAGGTCGGCGATGACAATGATAACGCCGATGGGCGAGGATGCTGGTAATGAAAAGGCTTATCGATATTCAGTAGCAACCGCTGGTCTTTTCACCGAATAGCCAGACGGCAAAGACCGATATTCCTTAGGTGGCCAGGCGTGCGCCAGCGCATCCAGCGTCCGGTATTACCCCTAACCGCGCCGCGCTCTGTTTGCGTGCGGCAGAGCACGGTGACATGACCGCTCTGGTGGATTTGGACGCCAATCTGGAAGAAAAAGACACGCATCTGTTTTCTGAACTGAGCAAGCGCCGCCTGGCGCTGAACAGCCCGGTCACGCTTGACCATTGGTGGCTACCCCGCTTTGTGTTTGATACGCTGGAAAGCGAGGACATGACCGCTTTTGCGGACGCGATCGTCAAGCTGTCAAGCGGGATGGATATTGGTATTTCATGGATACATGAAACACTGAATATCCCCGTACCTGCGGCCGGTGAACCAGTTCTTCGCCTTACCCCGCCGACAATGGCCTTGTCGGGTGCGCAACGACCCCTCACCGGCGCTCGCGCTGTCGGTGTGACGGATGCCGACAGAGCCGATAACCGACAAGCTGGTTGCGGTGGAGACAGCACTCGACGCCCCGGGATTGAACGCCAGTGCAGACCCGCTACTGGCTCCGGTGATAGCCGCTATCCGTGAGCAGGGGCCAGAAGCGGCGCTGGAGCGGGCGGCGATCCTTTACCCCGAGATGGACGACTGCGCGTTGATTGAACTGCTGACCCGCGCCACCTTTGCGCTGGAAGTGTGGGGGCGTCTCGATGCCACAACCGATTGATTTGGCCGCCGGCGCTCGTCTGCCGCCGAAAGAGGCCATCGCCTACTTCCGCGCCAAGGGGTATCACATCACCTGGAATTGGTTTGAGCAACAGGCGGCCGTTCACGCCCGGATGTTTACCGTCGCCAAGTCAGCGCGGCTGGACGTCCTGAGTGCGATCCGTGACGAAGTGGACGGGCCATTGCCCAGGGAATATAGCGGCAGGACTTTATTGACACGCTGACGACCTGGCTGCAAAAGACCGGATGGTGGGGGAAACAGGTCGTGGTGGACAGCCAGGGCAACGCCGACGCCGTGCAACTGGAGAGCGCTCGCCGTCTGGCGACGATATATAACGTCAATACCCGCGTAGCCTATAATGCCGGCCGCTATGCACAGATGATGGCCACCGCAGACCTTTATCCCTAA